GTTATGGCCTGGAAAGAAAGCGCCGGCACATTTGTAGCGGCATTGAGTAATACTGATGCTGGTGGTTCCAGCTATAGCAACACCACATTCAACATCAACAGTTATGCCGACTTTAAGGCCAACAACATTGTGGCCAATGCCACCTTGTTGGTAAACAGCACAACCAGTTTGATTGGTAACGTGTTAGGCAATCTCAATGTCACTGGTAACATTGCTGGTGGTAATTTACTAAGTCCTGGCTTGATCTCCACAGCCGGCAACGCCACGCATGGTAATATCCTAACAGCTGGATTGGTTAGTGCCACTGGTACAATCACCAGTGCGGCCAACATCACTGGTGGTAATTTATTAACCGGCGGATTAATCAGCGCCACAGCCAACATTACCGGTGGTAATATTCTAACAGGTGGGCTATTGAGTGCCACTGCAACCATTACCGGTGGTAACTTGGCCACAGCCGGTACAATTTCGGGCACTGGCAATATCACTGGTGGTAATATCTTGACCGCAGGTTTGGTAAGTGCTACAGGCAATTTGACCAGTGGCAACATCCTAACAGCTGGCTTAGCCAGTATTGCTGGCAATATCACTGGTGGCAGCAATATCATTGCCAACCAAACCGGTACCACATTCTACGGATACAATGCTACATTTACAAATAACGTAGCAGTCAATGGCACCTTTACAAGTACCAGCAATATTGTGGCCAATTCGTCGGGTATTTTCTACGGCAATGTCACAACAGGTGACGGCGCAATCTACGCTGGTATGCCAGGATTTACTGCACTAGGTTCAGATGTGGTGGCACAGTTTGCTGGCAACGTTAACAACTACAGCCAGATCAACTTCCAGAACATCAACAACGGAAGCGGCGCATCTACCGACTATATTTTAACAGCCAACAACGGTAACAATACTGCTTACTATGCAGACTGGGGTATAAACGGTAATGCACACGTAGACCCAGCATTCTTTGGTGATACTGGTAGTAGCAACGACATGTATTTGTATGTGACAGCTCAAAATCAAGCTGGTCCAAGTTCACCAACTAACGTGGGTAATATGATCTTGGGCTCAACCAACGGTCAGATCAAACTGTTTGTAGGCAACACAGCGCAAGCCAACGTGATCCAACAGATCAGCTCAATTGGTATTGCAGTTACTGGCGTAGCCAGTGTTTCAGGCAACGTTACCGGTGGTAACCTGTTGACAGCTGGCTTGGTAAGTGCTACTGCCAACGTCACAGGTGGCAACATAACAACAGCTGGTACAGTAAGTGCTACAGCCAACGTAACTGGCGGCAACATCACAACCAACGGCGTTGTAACAGCCGCAGGCAACATCAACACAGGCGCCAATATCAGCGCCACGGCCAACGTTATTGGTGGCAACATCTTAACAGCTGGACAAATAAGTGCAACTGGCAACATTACAGCAAGTGCATCGTCATACTTTATCGGTAACGGCAGTCAGTTGACCGGTGTTACAGCTAGTGCTGTAAATGCCAATGCATTGATTGGTAACACACTATCTCCTAATGTTCTATTTTCAAGTTTAACAACAGTTGGAACACTAACAAGTTTATCTGTAAGTGGCAATACCACAAGCGGTAACTTGTTGACAGGCGGTTTGATCAGCTCTACCGGCACTATTACAAGTGCTGCCAACATTGCTGGTAGTAACTTGTTGACAACTGGTTTGGTAAGTGCCACAGGTAATGTGACCGGTGGCAACATCAACACCGCAGGTCAAGTAAGTGCAACAGCCAACGTTACAGGCGGTAATGTACTCACAGCCGGTATTGTAAGTGCTACAGCTAACATTACAGGTGGTAATATTATCACAGCTGGTCTTATAACAGCCACAGGCAATATTTCAACTGCAGCCAATATCAACGCTAACAATCTTTCAGTCTCCAACAATGTGACAATTTTTGGTAACTTGCTGGTACAAGGCAATGCAACATTTGTTAATTCCAATGTAATCACTACAAACGATCTGTACATTGAACTGGCCAACAATCAAACCACCTATGCCAATATTAATGGCGCAGGATTGAATGTTGGTCCTGCTGGAACACCGTTAACCAACTGGACCTATATCACTGTAGCCAATGCCTGGACAACCAATGTGGGTATCAGTGCTACCAGCACAGTTATTGGTGGTAATTTACAAACAGCTGGCACAGCCAGTGCCGCCGGCAATGTAACTGGTGGCAATATTCTGACAGCAGGCATTGTAAGTTCAGTTGGTAATATCTTGACCGGTGGCAACATCAGCGCTACCAGCAATATCACGGGCGGTAACTTGTTGACCGCAGGCATAGTGAGCTCAACCGGCAATGCCATAGTTGGAAATGTTTTAACCGCAGGACAAGTAAGCGCTACAGGCAACGTACAAGGTGGTAATATCACCACAAGCGGCAACGTTAGTGCGATTGCCAACGTGGTTGGCGGTAATATCACCACAGTTGGATTGATCAGTGCCACTGGTACAATCACCAGCGCGGCCAATGTGATTGGTGGCAACATCACCACAGCAGGTCAAGTAAGTGCAACAGCCAACATCACAGGTGGCAATATTTTGACTCCTGGACAAATCAGTGCATTTGGAAATATTACAGCCAACACCGGTAGTTATTTTATAGGTAACGGCAGTCAGCTGACAGGTGTTACAGCTACCAGCGCCGGTTTCCCAATCGTAGCTGGCACTTCAAATATAGCAGCTCCTGTATCAAGTGGCAACATCAATGTAACCGTAGCTGGCACCGCCAATGTGGCAGTATTTGCCAACACAGGTGTATATGTAACTGGTGTTGAAAGCGTAAGCGGCAACATCACAGGTGGTAACTTATTAACAGCTGGATTAGTTAGTGCTACAGGCACTATCACCAGTGCTGCCAATATTACAGGTGGTAACTTATTAACAGCTGGATTAGTTAGTGCTACTGGCAACGTAACTGGTGGCAACATCCTAACAGCTGGCCTGGTTAGTGCTACAGGCACAATCACTAGTGGTGCTAACATTATTGGCGGCAATATTGTAACAGGCGGTTTAGTAACTGCTACAGGCAACATTACTGGTGGTAACATCCTAACAGCTGGATTAGTTAGTGCTACAGGCACTATCACCAGCGCAGCCAATATCGCAGGTGGCAATATTTTAACAGCAGGACTGGTCAGTGCCACAGGTACTATCACTAGTGCGGCCAATGTAATTGGTGGCAACATCACTACTGTAGGTCAAGTCAGTGCTACTGCCAACATAACAGGCGGCAATGTACTCACAGCTGGCCAAGTAAGTGCTACTGGAAACGTTTACGGTAATAATTTGATTGTAAACAACATTGAGTCAGTAACAGGCAACATCACAGGTGGCAACTTGTTGACAGCCGGTTTGATCAGTGCCACAGGCACAATCACCAGTGCTGCAAACATAACAGGCGGCAATGTACTCACAGCCGGTCAAGTAAGTGCTACAGCCAACGTTACAGGTGGTAATATCTTAACAGCTGGGTTGATTAGCGCAACTGGTAACATTACAGGTGGCAACGTACAAGGTGGTAACATTGTACTCACTGGCAACAGCATCAACGAAGCAGCCGCAGGTGGTACAATCACTGTAAACGGTGCAAGTGCCAACACAAACTTTGCTGTAAACGGGTTAGGTGCCAATGTGTTCTTTATCAATGCCAGCACTAATACTGCCAGCTTTGGTAGCAACGCACAGACAACCAACGCTATTGTGGCATTTAACTCAACCAACAGTATTTTGATTCCAGTCGGTAACACAGCGCAGAAGCCAAGTGTTGGTGTAACAGGTATGTTACGTTTCAACACCAACAATAACTCAGTTGAAGTTTACAACAACTCGGGTTGGTCCAACGTGGGTCAGCAGACATTTACAGTTATTGCCGACGAATCATTTACCGGTAACGGGGTTCAAACTGCATTTACTCTGACTAATTCAGGACAAACAACCAACAGTTGTATTGTCAGTATCAACGGTATTGTACAAATCCCAACCACGGCATACGCTGTAAGCGGAACCACACTCACATTCACAGAAGCTCCAGCAATTGGCGATGCCATTGATGTGCGTGAAATTACTACAACAACCACAGTAACAAGTATCTCTAATGGTGCTGCTAGCATCACAGCAAATGCAATACCAGCAGGCGGCGAGGTTGATATTACTGGTAACTTGGTCGTCACAGGAACAATTACTGCAACAGGTGGTTTCTCTAGCAATATTTCGCAAATTGTCAATGGAAACAGTAATGTTTCGATCGCGTCCAGTGGTTCAAACGTTGTAGTTGCTGTTAATGGCACAAGTGCTGTGGCAACATTTGCTAATACAGGCGTTACTGTCAGCAACTTGATAGTATCCGGCAACTTGACAGTATCCGGTAACACAACACAGGTTAACTACGAAACAGCGACCATAATTAGTGCTAGTGGTAACATTACAGGTGCAAACATCCTAACCGGTGGTTTGATCAGTTCAACTGGTACAATCACCAGTGCGGCCAACATCACAGGCGGAAACATTACCACAGCAGGTCAAGTCAGTGCTACAGCCAACGTTACAGGTGGCAATGTGTTAACAGGTGGTTTGATCAGTTCAACAGGTAATATCACCGGCGGCAATATTAACACAACAAATGCTTCTACTGCTGCAAGTTATTCAGCCACAGGCAATATCACCGGCGGCAATATTAACACAAGCGGTACTACAGGTATATTGAGTGTTAACGCTATTATACACACTGGTACATCCGGTCAAGGTAACATTGGTGCTACAGGTGCTGCATTTGGTAACGTGTTTGCTACCGCACAATCAGCACTCTACGCTGACTTGGCAGAGAAATACCAAGCCGACGCTCAGTACGAGCCAGGCACAGTGGTTGACTTTGGTGGCGAGTTTGAAGTTACACAAAGCGGCCGCGATATGAGTACTGCGGTGGCTGGAGTTGTTTCTACCAAACCTGGATTCTTAATGAATGAAGGATTGGACGGCGCCAATGTAGTAGCCATAGCATTTACTGGTCGCGTGCCATGTCGGGTCACCGGCTATGTACACAAAGGAGACCTGATGGTATCCAACGGTGATGGTACAGCTCGTAGCGAATCTAGCCCTGCTGTGGGTACTGTGATTGGTAAGGCACTTGCTGACTTTACTGATGGCGGAACAGGCGTTATAGAAGTGGTAGTAGGACGCTTCTAAGGTTAGCAATAACCTTTAAAATAGGACTCTCAGGAGTCCTATTTTTTTGACTAAATATTGTACTATTATGGACAAACTATGGGATTAACTAGACCTCGCGCCGCGCAGATATACAACCTGGATTACAAACAAGCGACTCGTGTTGTAACAACTACCAACATCACACTGGTGGGCGGTGCCCCTAGTGTAGTAGACGGCGTCACGCTGAGTTTAAATGATCGGGTGCTAGTTACAGGACAAAACACCGGCAGTCAAAACGGAATTTATTTTGTCAGCACAGTGGGCTCAGGCTCAACAGGAACCTGGACTCTAGCCTACGATGACAATACTACCGGCGAAGTTGATGCTGGCATGATTGTGATGGTCACCGAAGGTACGGTGTATGCCGACACACAATGGAAGCTGATTACAGACAATCCTATTGTTATTGGCACTACTGCACTGACCTTTACTCAAAACTATCTAGCCAATGCCATCATAGCTGGCACCAGCAATGTATCGGTTCAATCCAATGCCAATGTGACCATCAGCTCAGCCGGCACGGCCAATGTCTTGACCATTAGCTCAACTGGTACGGTAGTAAAAGGAACAGAGTCAGTCACCGGCAACATTACAGCCGGTAATGTGCTCACAGGTGGACTACTTTCGGTAACTGGTAATATCTACACTGGTAATATCCTGACCAACGGTTATTTTTATGCCAACGGTACGGCATTTGGTGGCGGTGGTGGCGGCGGTACTCCAGGTGGTGCCAATACTCAAATACAATATAACAATGCTGGGTCGTTTGGCGGTTCGGCAGCATTTACTTTTAACAATACCACCAATACCATAGCCACCACAGGAACATTCAGCGCCACAGCCAACATCACCGGTGGTAATATCTTAACCAACGGATTGATTAATGTAACGAACACCACGGCCAACACAATAACAACCACATTAACCAGTGGTGCAGATTCTGCCTTTAATTTAACCGCACAAAACGGAGTAGCACAAAATCTAACCAACACAGAAGTTGCCAGATTTGGTATAAATCACGGTCCAAGCAACACCGGTTGGGATAGCTTCACACAATATATTCGTGGCAGTGCCTCTCAAAATGGCTATCAAACACTATGGGCATCCAATACTCAAATTGCTACAGTCAACTCCAGTGGATTACTAGTTGCCGGTGTTACCAGTGCCACAGGCAACATTACCGGTGGTAATATTTTAACAGGTGGACTGATCAGTGCTACTAGCACAATCACCAGCGCAGCCAATGTGACGGGTGGTAATATTTTAACAAGTGGTATCATAAGTGCCACAGGTAATATTGCTACCGCTGGCAATATCACAGCCGGTGGCTATATTACCAACTCCACTTACATAAGTACCAATACATTGAGTGCTGTGGGCGCAGTAATTACAGGTAACATTACCGGCGGTAACTTATTGACCGGTGGTATTGTTAGTTCAACTGGCAACGCCACTCATGGTAACTTATCAGTAGGAACTGGTACAATTACCGGCGGAAACATTGTCAATGCCAATGGCAACGGCGTTGGTAACATTGGATCGAGTAGCCTATACTTCAATACGGTGTTTGCTAAAGCCACATCGGCTCAGTATGCGGACTTGGCCGAAATGTACTGTGCCGACGCCCTCTATCCTCCTGGCACAGTGGTCGAATTTGGTGGCAGTTCTGAAATTACCATTACCACTACCACGCACAGTACTAGAGTGGCTGGAATTATCTCAACAAATCCCAGTTACCTGATGAACAGCACCATAGCTTGCGAAGTAAACGCATTGGAAGTGGCCTTGGTTGGTCGAGTTCCGTGTCAAGTGGTTGGCACCATACGCAAGGGTGATCGCCTGGTATCTAGCAAAGTACCTGGTACTGCACAGGCCATGAACACAGCCCTGTATGAACCTGGTTGCATTGTAGGCAAGGCTCTTGAAGATTACAACTCAAGCACTCCTGGCATTATAGAAGTAGCAGTGGGAAGAATTTAATGGAAACAAGATTTCGTGCCGACTATGCAGGCGAATTTGTTGTGACACAGAGTCGTTGGACTGGCGGACGCAAAGAAGAAAACCGCGAGTGGATCGCCAACCCAATTGAGAATCAACACATATCAGGCCGTGCAGCCTGTATCAGTGGCACAGTAGATCAAGAACGGTTTGATTACACACGGCTACAACGACATCGTGGCGGCCTGTTGGGATCTTTAAAACTGCAAACCTACGGAGTTGGAGATGTAGCCGGTCAAATGCGACTGGATTTTTGTGTAGAAACCCGTAGAGACCGACTGGCAGATATTATAGCCGCCGAGTATCAAATCAACAATGTTGTTTATACTACCGCAAAAAACTGTACCTTGTATCCGGGTGAGTTTTATTTGATACCAAACAATCCTCACCTATTAGATCTTGCAACAATTTTATACTTGGCAGCATTTGACGGACATAAAGAAATATTCATGTTGGGTTATCATCGAGAAACGCCGGTTGAAAATCCAAACTGGATTGAACATATTAAAACCGTCATGGATGCTTACCCTGGCACAATTTTTTGGATGATTGGCGAACCCACCAATATGCCAGACGCTTGGATGGATGCCTCCAATTCAAAAAATATGACCTACAGAGAATTTGTCAGCTACTGTGATGTTGGATAAGTTGTTCTATAGTTGAAATTTTATCACGCACTGCATCAAAATTTACTGTAGACCATAAACCCGGATGCATGGGTTTTGGCCAAGTACCAGATGCGATCCAGGCATAGCCTGAATGTTCATCGTTGAGACAAGGGACAAATTCTTCAGCTACGCTACAAAAAAAAGTGTGGTAAGAGAATCCCAAATCAGCGGTGGTAAATTTTTCCAGCGGTACAAGACGCAGATATTCCGGCATTATACCTAGCTCTTCGTTGCATTCTCGAGTCATGGTATCAATCAAGGTTTCACCCGGTTCGCTTTTGCCACCAGGAAGTCCCCAGGTGTGTGGATGTTTTGGGTCGTTGCGCATGAGATACAGATATCTATGGGTATCCACACTATAAAACCAAACTCCTACAGCAGTTACAGTACTAGACTCCATGAGCCTCCTGTGTACAAGCCTTGATAACTTTTAACCCACATGTTGCCGGTCCATCTGTACTGTATTTCTGTGGTAATGTTTGTTACATATTGCATATTTGTTGGACTGGAGGTGCTGTCAAATGCTATGGTCCAATAAGATCCGTTGTACTCTATAATGTCATTGGCATGGGCCACCAAAGGTTGTCCTCCAACACCAGTCCAGGCCAAGGGATTGTTACCTGCTGGATTGTCATACGATCCAGTTGATTCGGTCAACAAATAGCGTTGACCTGTGACCGCGGCAATCAACCCAGCACCGGGCCCGCTGACCAGTGGATCAATGACCGAATCAACTGGCGTCAAGGTGTTGGCTGGAACTGTACCAGTTTCAACGTTAAATAACAGGAATCGATCATCGGTTGGATCGTAGCTGACATATCCAGACACATCTGTTCCATCGGGTTGTTCTAGGTTAACATAACTGATTCCAGGTCTCAGAGTGCCATACAAGTTCACTATATCGTGCCAGAGCAGATTGGTGTCCGGACTATCCGGCGGAGTTAAACTTGAATTGGGTTGGTCAATTTTGTTGTCGTATCTTAATGCTTGCAATTTGTTGCCAATTAACAAGACCTGATAACCGTAGGGAGTAAATCGTTGTCTAGTTCCCAACAGCAGATCACTTTCCAACAGGTCACTATTGAGATTTCCTGTACCGTCAAACACACTGGCTATAATGCGTTCCACAACACCAAGTTTTTTGACTTTGGCCGGGCTAGTGATCCAAATTGGCAATTTAAATGTCAAGCTAGCAATGTCAATGGGATTGTCTTGATTGACTGGAATCACGCGGCTTGACCAATTGACGTTGTCCAAATAAAGCACGCTCAAACTGGTCCAGTCAAGAAAACTGTCGGTGCTTTGTATTTCTAAACTAGGATTAAACAACACCAATATCTGTTCCAGGATCTGCATTTTTTGATTGGTGTTGCTGGTCCAAATATCCAATTTGATTGTCAACTCAAACGGCACAGGCATCAGTCTTTCAATATTGAAGGCGTTTCCTTGAGTAGTTTCATAGGTGTTGGTGCTGGAATCATAAGTGCGTTGACGCACAGGCATGGTACTGGTAAATGTAGGATCTTGAATTCTTGGACGATCGTATTTTAAATCTGTAATATAAAAAGTCATCAAGGGCGTGGACGGCATGTCACTGGCCGAGTTGTTTTGCAAAATGGTTTGTGCCTGACGACTGGCATCGCCGTAGCGCACTGGAACTCGCACTAGGGTATCAGCTGTACTGCCAGGACCCTGCCCAGCTTCGTTGGTGCCAAATTCAACATCAAAGTTACTAAAAATTCTAGCAAACTGTAAAAGAAATCGACGGATCTGTCCATCGTAAAAGTACTGAGCCATTATCGTCCTGGGGGTCTTGGATTGGGTGGCGTGATATTGCCGCCTTGATTACCGTTGTCGGCATTGGGCTGTAAAATCTTGCTGAGGCTTTGCCTGCTTGGTATGTTACCTTGATCGGTAGTAGCCACAGTATATGTATTGTTGACAAAACTGGCCCGTTGCGTCAGTGCGCCGTCGGCCAAGTCAAGATCGGTTCTAACATTATCACTTATGGCCAGCCAGGCCGCACCATTATAACGAAATAATCGATTGGGAAAATAATCAAGTCTTAAACAATAATCGCCTGATGTAGGAGTAGGCGGAAAACTTACACCCGGAGTAACAGGCAATCCATTGGGTGCATGCGTATCGCCGGTAAGATATCCTGCCAAATAGCCAAAACTTTTTGGAGTGTTGCCAGACCCAGACTCATTACTACTAGATGTTATGCTGGCTGAACTGGTAGTAGCACCACTGCTAATAGGCTCTCCATTGTCACCTGTGGGTATCACATAAAATTTAACATTGTCATACCCACTGAGAGGGACATCATTGTAGGCCTGTGTCAAGATAGCATCGTTGATGGCCAAATCTTTAGGTCTAGTACTCTGTGCATCGCCTACTGTGGTTGGATTGGCAATCAAGTTCCAATAAGGTTGTCCAGTATCAGGATTGACCGCATCAATAGCGGTTCCGGGGGGCACGTTGCCGTTGGCTCGGTAGTATTGATTACCATCATTGACCACAGTGTTGCCTGGATAAAAATTTCCGTTGTCCCAGATGTTTTCTGGTTCAAACGGTTGATTCATGATCTGACTGTATTCTTGTGCGTTGACCAGAGGGGTAGCCTTGACACGCCACAGATGTGGTAACCAGGTCTGACTAAAGCCTTCCTGAGCAAATGCTGCATCTTGTATCACATAGTATCTAGGTAGGGCACGAGCCAGGCTTGTATTCAAGGGATTGTAATCCTTCCAGTTCGGAAACTCTAACACATCACCTGACATCAGTTT